CGACTTTGAAAGGATTGGCTTGGTAGTTATATTTGGGCAATCTTTAAATTTTAAAACACAACAAAATGACAATTGAAGAAAGAATCGAAGAACTAAAAATTCAAGAAGCAAGACTGCAAATGCAACTTGCTGAAGTTCAGTATGTAAAACAAGGGTATGAAAACACCTTGAAAGATCAAGCTGAAAAACAGACTGAAGAAGTCACTTCATAAACAAACACAATGTCTTTTTATTCAGAACAACTTTCAGACAATGTGCATTTGTTTGAATATGGTGGTTGTAAGTCAGGTCACACTGTTGCAACCCTTTTCTGTTCTGATATCCACCTTGATTCAATTGGTTGTAAAAGAAAAATCCTGAAGCAACACTTTGATGAAATAAAGAAAGCAGATGGAAAAATCTTCATCTTCGGTGATCTTCTTGATGTGATGGCAACCTATGGTGACAGAAGACTTCAAAGGGAAGATGTTGATCCACAGTTCATTCAAAGGGGAAGAACATATCTTGACTGTGTTCTTGAATACACAATCAACTTCCTGAAGCCATATGCAAAAAACATTGCACTGATATCAAAGGGAAACCATGAAACTGTGATCAACAAGTTTCACAACATTGACCTGATCAATCACATTGTGTATGCATTAAACATGGAACAAGGTGCAAAGATTCAGATTGGTCAGTATTCAGGATTTGTGATGTTCAGAATGATGGGCAGTTCAAAAAATATGTCTATAACTAGAGTCATTCATTATCATCATGGGTTCGGTGGAAGTGCTAAAAGATCCAAAGGAATATTGGATGTACAGATTGAAGTAATGAAATATCCTGATGCACACATATTAGTCAGAGGACACACACATCAGAAGTGGTATGATCCATCAACTACAAGGATGCGACTTGGCAACAAAGGCACTATCTACAAAGACAAAGTCAAGTATATTCAATCAGGATCATATGTGGATGGGATAGGTGATGGAAAAGCAGGATGGGCAGTTGAAAAGAACTTCAATCCAACAGACATTGGTGGGTGGTTTGTTGATTTTACCTACAAAATGACTGATGGAAAAAAGTTCATCACAACAACTGTCATTGAAACACCTGTTGAAGAATTTTAGAAAGGAAGATCATCACTAATGGTGGAAAGATCTGTTTTGTTGACATTTGATGGGTCAAATTTTGCCTGTGCAGGCTTTGAATCATTTTCTTGACTACTTGTTCCACCTAACATTTGCAAGTTGTTACAGACGATATTTGTTGAATATCGCTTTTCACCATTCTTTTCATATTCACTTGTCTGAATCATTCCTTCAATACAGACCTGTGATCCTTTGACCAAATATCTTTGTGCTATTTCAGCAGTCTTGTTGAAGCACACTATCCTATGCCATTCGGTCTGATCTTCACCTTTGACTTTTCTTGATGTGGCAATACTAAAATTGCACACCTGAACATTGGATTGTGAAAATCTTGTTTCAGGATCTGAACCAAGTCTTCCAATTAAAATTGCTTTATTCATATTTTTATTCCTTTAAATTTTGCCTGAAGTTCTGCAAGTGTTTTGAATTCATTTGCAAGATCCATCAGTTCTTGTTTGTTGTACTTTTTAAGTTTCTTTGATTCTTTTTCAAGGTAGTCTGCATGACCTTCACCATGTAATGCATCAATCATTTTGCCATGCTTGTATTGTTCACCTGAACCATACTGATTGCATCTTTGACATTGGGCATGACAGTTCATTTCATCATATCTTGTGGACATGAATCTTCTTGACATGAAGTGACCTGCATCCATTTCCTTCCAATCTTTGACAGTGTCACAGGTGATGCATTTGCACCTGCCACCAAAAGGATCTGAATCCCTTAAACGTATATACTTGGAAAACCACAGATCACAGGTCTTTTTTGCACTTGTCAGGTTCTTGCTTCTTTTCAATCCCATTTAATTGTCCAATCTTCTGTGATCAGTTCTTCTTCTTTCAATTCATCTACATTCAAAAGAAATCCAAGACCAAATGTTTCTGTGTTGTTTGTTCCAATGTACACTTTTTGTTTGTTTTTGTATTTGTTGATGATAAACTGCTTCAACTTTTTCTGATCAATAAGAAAACAAGTTGATGATTCATTCAGAATGTAAGCAAGAAGATCAGCTTCTGAAATTGGAAGTTTTGATGCATACATTCCAACAGGGTTGAAGAATTCAATGAACAAGTTCACTGCACCATCAGATCTTTTTTTTGAATGTTTGATGGCAGTGTTGTCAAACTTGACTTCAATGGTCTTTGATTCTTTCCTGCCAATAGCAGTGAAATCATATGGGTACACACCATCAGTTTCAGGAAAGACACATTTCATGCCAAACCTATCTTCAAGCATTCCTGCAAAAAACTTTTCTGCAATCTTTCCAACAGTCAGTTGTTGTTGATATTGTTGTGATTGTTGGTATTCAGTCATTCTTTATCTTGTTAAGTTTTCGCCAATCAAGAAGGGCAATTGCTATTGCATACAGGGCAATAAAACCAAGTATAGAGGCAATAAGATCAACACCTTCAAGAATTAGCTTCACAAGGTCAATCATCTTTTTGTTTTCTATGAAGTTGAAGACTTCTAATGAATGAATATGCAGGATCGGACACTTCATTGTTCTTGAAGGATCTTAGTCTTGGCATATTCTGTTGTGTTTTAAAGGACAACTGATTGACATCCTTGTCTTGAATCCAATCCCTTAATTCTTCAACTTCTTTCTTTGCTTGTTCTTTGTGTGTCATTTTTGTAGTGATTTTAAGTGTTCACGATTTGGTTTTGATACTTTATACTTTTTGAAAATCTTTTCAGGATCACCACCATCTGCAACAAATTTTTCTGCACTTGTCCACATGGTTGTTCCTTTGTTCAACCAATCTTTGCCATCATCTTCTTTCTTGACAGTAGCATTGGCATCATCATCTTCTGCTTCAACTGCCAAAAGACTTGACAATGTGTATCTTCTGAAATAAGTGATACAACTGCCAATCTTTTGTGGATCATCAATGTCAGGTATGTTCATTGCTGAAATAACACAATCACCTGATTCAGCATCAATGATTTTTGACACAACACAATTCTTTTCAATTGGTTGCAATAGCAACAATCCTTCTTCTTCAAGAATTGGTTTGACTGTTTCAAGAAGACTGTTGATGTCATAGTACTTTGATTTGTAGAATGGATTATTTGAATCTTTCTTGATCTTTTCCATCTTAGCAGTTGCCTTCAGTAGTTTTTGATGTATTGTCATTTTTTTATCCTTTCAATTTTTAAATATGATTTTGCATTCTTAACAGGAACAGGTTCATACATTTCACCTGTTTCATCGTCTATGATCTGAACACCATCTTTGGTTGCAGTCTTGATCATTCGTTCAATTCTTTTCTTTTGTTCATTGATGTCATTCCATGTATGGGAATCCTTGAAGTCATATGTTGTTCTTCCTGAAACATGAACAATCTTTCTGTCATCAACAATCAGGTCTTCATGCCTACTGTACAACATCAGTTCATCCATGACTTCATCTTCAATGGATTTGATCACATAGTCAATCTGATCCCTTAGCTTCCTAAGACCGACATATGCATTGGATGGTTTCATTTCACCATTCCTGACCTTTTCTACAATGTCAGTGGTAATTTTTTCAACTGACTTATTCATACACTTCACCATATGTTTTTTTGATCAGTACACCTGAAACAAACAGAATGCCTGCCTGAACAAAGATTTGTGTGAAGTCTTGTGCTTCAATACACATTGCAATCATGAATGCGATTAGTGCAATGTAGAATGTAATTGTTTTCATTTTTGTCTGTGTTTGTTGTTGTTTGTGAATACAAATATACAATCTTTGAAAATAAATATCAAAATTTTTTTTCACAATCTTTTCATACCTTCATCTGTTGTTGTGTTTGTGGAAGCCTGTCATGGATTTTTTCTGTGGCAGGCTTTGTTTTAAAATAATTTTTTAAATATATTGCACAACCACACAATCACAAACATACAAACAACATATATGAAAAAGGATGCTTACTACTTCCCACACTTTTCCAATGCTAGGAATGACAGGAAGATCAGAAGGATGGTCAAACTTCAAGGGTTGGAATCTTATGCAGTGTACTTCATGATCTTAGAAGTGTTAAGGGAACAAGATGGATTCAGATATCCAATGGAAGATGTTGATCTTCTAGCTGATGAATTCAAGACAAGTGAAGACAGGGTCAAGTCTATTGTTGACAGTTTTGATCTGTTTACAATTGAAGATGATTACTTCTATTCACCAAGACTGAATGAATACATGACACCATACTTGGAGAAGAAAGAAAGGGCAAGGAATGCAAGTCTGAAGCGATGGAATAAAGATGGGAATGCAAATGGAATGCAAATGCATACCAAAAGCAATGCAGATCAGAATCCAAGTAAAGTAAAGAAAAGTAAAGTAAAGAAAAGTAAAGTAAATATGTACAAGCCAACAGTCACAATGGTTGAAGAACATTTCTTTCTTTCAAATAAAGTAAAGCATGAAGAAGTCAAAGATCTTTCAAAAAAGTTCATGCGATACTATGACAAGACAGATTGGAAAGATGAAAAAGGTGAAGACTTAAAGAATTGGAAAAGACTTGCAAATGGTTGGATCAATAACCAATTTGACAAAACAACAACATTCACAGGAAATCCATTTTAATATGATAGCAACAACAAAAAATGAAGTGATGGCATACAAGGAAGAAGGTGTGCGATACACATATGACAAAGAAATGATGAACACATTGTTTGGTTTCATGCATGACATAGGTGCAAAAAATGAACTTCCATACGAGAAAGACAAGATTCAAAAATACTTGATCAGACTTCATGAAGTTTTGATGGTTGAAAACAACATGATTCCTGATGATATTCCATTCACAGATATATATCCACAGTTCATGATGGATGTGATCTACAACAAAGCCAAAAGACATGGGAACAATATCAGTGCAATTGCATACTGTTTCAATGAATGGTTCAAAATAAATGCTGATAAGTATTTGATAAAAAAAGACTTTACCAAAGAAACAAAGTCAACAAAACTTGAAGCATGGGATGACAAGACCATTCATGATTTGTATCAGACTGTTGTGATGCTTACTAGGAACAACATGATTGATGGTATTTGGAAGATGAAAGGTGGTGATTCTTTTTTTGGAAGACTAAAAACAGAATTTCACAAAAGGTATGAAGAAGCATGAAAATAGTGATGAAAAGGATCTTTGATCTGAAGCCTGCAAAATACAATCCAAGAAGACTGACCAAGAAACAAAAGTCAGATCTTGAAAAAAGCATCAAAAGATTTGGTGTTGTTGATCCTGCAATTGTCAACACTTACAAGGGAAGGGAAAATGTCATTGTGGGTGGACATCAAAGAATCAAGGTTGCAATGGAAATGGGCATGACTGAATTCCCTTGTGTTGAAGTAAGTCTGAACAAGGATCAAGAAAGGGAACTGAATGTCAGACTGAACAAGAACAGTGGTGAATGGAACTATGATGAACTTGCAAATCTTTTTGAAGTAGATGAATTGATTGAATGGGGATTCACAGATGAAGATCTGTTTGGAAAACCACAGAAACCAAAGAAAGAAAAAGAAGAAGCATTCCTGATTGAATTGGATCAGTACCTTTGCAGTGATTGCAAACTAAAGGTTCATGAATTCCTTAATTTGGGTGAAGTACAAATCAAATTGAATGGCAAGACTTATGGCATACAAAACTGAAGATCTATACAAAAAAGCACTTGATCTGATCAAGTCACATTCCCTGTTCTTTGTCACAGATGTGATATCATTGTTGGGGATCAGCACAGAAACATTTTACAATCATTTTCCCACAGATTCGAAAGAATCGAAAGACATAAAAGAAGCGCTTGATAAAAACAGGGCAGTCACAAAGGTGGTTCTTCGAAAGAAACTGCATGAATCAAATACACCAACAGGATGGCTTGCACTGTACAAGTTGATCTGCACTGAAGATGAAAGGAAGTCACTATCAATGCAATTCAGGGATCACACAACTGATGGTGAAAAAATAAACAAGGTGACAATTGAGCTGAAGAAGTAATGGATCACACACTTCAGACAACTGAACTGTACTTTTGGACTGCTGAATCAGAAAAACCAATCATTGTCCATCAAGGTGGAACATCATCAGGGAAGACATATGCTATTCTTCAGTACCTGATACTTGAATGTTGCTACAATAAAGATCTTGTGATCACAGTGGTTGGTCAGGATATTCCCAATCTTAGGGTTGGTGCATATCGTGATGCACAAAACATCATATCTTCAGATCCATACTTTCAACAGGAACTGACAGATCACAACAAATCCAACAGGGTATTCACATTCAAAAGTGGATCAAGAATTGAATTCAATTCATATGCTGACAGTGTAGATGCGAGATCAGGAAAAAGAACACATTCCTTCTTCAATGAAGCCAATGGAATCAGTGAAGAAATTTTTGAACAGATATCACTTCGAACATCACACAAAGTGATCCTTGACTTCAATCCATCTGCATCCTTTTGGTGTCATGATAAGTTGCAAGGCAGGGATGATGTTGATTGGTTTGTTTCAACCTTCAAGGACAATACATTCATTCAGGATTCTATCAGAGAAAAGATCCTATCATATGAACCAACACCTGAAAACATTAAAAGGGGAACTGCTAATCAATACAGATGGGATGTGTATGGTCTTGGGAAGGTGGCAAGATTGGAAGGGTTGGTGTTCCCAAATTTTGAAGTTGCAACTGAATTCCCTGAAGACTACAAGTGGAAGGTCTATGGTCTTGACTTCGGGTTCACCAATGATCCAACTGCATTGGTTGAAATCAGATACGCACATGGCAACCTGTATTGGAAACAACACATTTACAGAAGGAAACTGACCAATCAATCCATTGCAAGGATCATCAAAGATCTTGCAATCAAGGATGAAGTCATTGCAGACAGTGCAGAACCAAAGTCAATTGCTGAAATCAGAAGGGAAGGTGTACACATAAAAGCAACACAGAAGGGAAAAGATTCAGTTATGTATGGGATTCAGCTCCTGCAAGACTACAAGAACATGATCCATGTGGGAAGCAAAGATCTGATCACAGAATTTAGTTCCTATACATGGGCAAAAGACAGACAAGGACTGCCAACAAACAAGCCAATTGATCTTCACAACCATGCTATTGATGCAGGAAGGTATGCAATAATGATGAGAATGAAGCTAAAAGAAGCCACATTTGATCTTGTTTAAAAAAAAAATAAAAAAAATTTGAAAAAAAACTTGACAAGTATGTTGGAACTGTGTATATTTATAACAGATTAAAGGATAACAAAACACACAGGACAACAAAATGACAGTATCACAACAAGTAAAAGAATTCGGTGCAAAAGTAAAGAAAGATGGATGTGCAGGATATTACATATATCAAGGAAGAAACTTCACAGTGCATTTTTATTTAGAAGAATGTGTAACTAGCTATTGGGCAGTTGACTTATATGGTCATGACAACGAAGCAATCAGAGAACATTTTTGGAACTACAACAACCATGAAACCAAAAAAGAATGTGTGTACAGTTTGCTATGCCTAGACCAAGAACTAGAAGAAGCAAACACAATCTAAACAACAACAGGGAAGGCATCAAGCCTTCCCAAAACCAAACAGGATAACAACATGAGAAAACAAATCAACAGTCTAACAATTCACGATGTGCCAACATTTGAAACATATGATGAATCAATCTACTATTCAGGAACAGATGCATTGTACAATCTTCTTGATGATCTGAAGCAGATTGGGAAACCAAGTTTCTTCAAGAAGGAATTCAATCTTGATGATAAAAGCGATGATCATTGGTTGTCAAACATGACTGATCAGGAAAAAATGGAAGAGATTGCAACATGGGTTGCAAACAGAATGTTTCTGTATTGGGCAACTGCACATCCAAAGATGCCTGCACCAAATTTTGAATGGTCAGAAAACTAACAAATCACAACAGGGAAGGGTTCATCCCTTCCCACAAATTACAAGACAATGACACAAGCATACAAAGAAGAACAAGAAATTTGGGAATGGATTCAGAACAAGAACATTCCAAAACTATCAGAAAAAACAGGACTTGGAAAAAGCAAATTGTATTACTTCCAAGCAGGAAAGTCACAGAATGCATCCTTTCAGATGATACGTGAATTGCAACTTGTCAAAGAAAAGGAAGAATCATGATCACCTGTCCTGAATGTAAAGAAGAACACAGGGAAGAACAGATCAAGATTGTTGATGAAGGATTCAGCTATGCATATGGCAGTCTTGTGGGAAATACTTCAGATCTAAGGGCAGTGTGTCCTGATTGTGGTGAATATTTGGATGACCTGATTGATGTTGATGATGTCATTGAATCATGGGAAGATTCCATGTTTTAAATTTTTTTTTATTTTTTTTTAAAAAATACTTGACAAGTGTTCTGAAGTGTTGTATATTAGAATCAAGTTAAACGATAACAAAACAACAATACGATGAAAACAGAACAACAATCACAACTTTTGACTGAATTACCAACAGAATACAAAAACAGAATTCAAGCACTTGTGAATGAAGTACCTGATGAAAACTTCAACTTGATTCACTACTTGATGCAATTAAAAAATGAAGGGATCTATCATTTTGCAATTTGGAACAATGTGTGGAACAATTCTTATTTGATGCTTGAATTTGACCTTGATGAAGATTGGGTCTGTGAATTCTGCGATGTGATGAGATATGTTGCAACCATCTGCAATGTTCCAATGAAAATTGGTGAAACATTTGCATGGGAAGATGCCAAAAACAAAATTGAAAGAAGACACCTTTCAAAAAAAGTGATCTACTAAAAACAAAAAATTTGGGGGGGGGATCAACCCTTCCCATTTATTTTTTTAAAAATAATTAAAAAAAAACTTGACATTGATTGTGTGATCCCTTATCATTGTTATAGTTAAACAAACAACAACAAAACAGGATAACAAAATGGAACTTTCAAGAAACACTTTCGAACAACTTTCAACACTAAAAAAATACAATGTTGAATTTGAATCTACTGCATACAACTACAAGGAACGTGCTTGCATATCAATAAATGGTGGTGCATACAGTAGTGTGTTCTATTGGTTTGAAATCTGCAATCTTAATGGAAAACAATATGTGTCTTTTGATCAAAGATATTCACCAAACAATGGAAGATGTGACAAGGGTTGGACTTGTGGATACAACTTCCAAAAAAGAATGGAAAGAGATTTGAAAAAAGCTAACTTAATTTAACAACCAACAACAGAAGGGAAGGCTTTATGCCTTCCTTTCACAACAGGACACAACAATGACAAATCCATATCAGAATGCAGAACTTCAATGCATCAAATTTTCAGATTGGCAAGGGTACAACTATGACACATTCAGGATCAACATCAAACAAAAGAATGGTCACAGTTTTTCATACTTTTCCATAAGCAATGAAACAAGACAAGGATTCATTGACAGGATCAGGAATCAAGTCAGGCAGGAAATGAAACAAGATCTTCAGGTCACATCAATCGTGACAACTGAACACATTTCACCATTTACTGTTGAACTGTCAAGCAAAAACAAATGAAAAGCAAGATACTTGAAGCATTCCTTCTTGCAATTGAAGATCAAGATCCAATGGATAAAATGATTGATGAATTCTGCAAGAAAGGTGAATTTGAAAGATCACAACTTTTCATCAAATCAAGGAAGGTTGAATTTGTCAGACTGAAAAGATTGTTTGCAAATTATATGTGCGACACACACACAAAGATTGAAATTGCAAGATACCTGAACAAGAACCATTCAACTGTTCTGCATTATCTGAACACACACAGTGAAAATTTAGAATATGACAAGACGTACAAACATATGTGGAACAAACTTATCAACTAAAAAATATCTGTCCTTAAAACTTAAATTTAACTATCTTGAAGACAAGTAGTTTTCATACTTTTGTTATCCAAAACAATGGGGTTGAAATCCTGTTGTTTTTTTTTAGTTTTCAAATTCATCTTTTTCTTGTTAATTTCTTGACAAATTAAAAATTTTACTTTATGGAACTGAAAGATCTGATCCCATTCACAAGAAGCAAGGCAGTGAACAGTCAACAGACACTGATCAACAACATGAACAAACAGTTGTTCAGGTTTCATGGTGGAAACTATCCAATATCAATTGAAGACACACAGGATGGATATGTTTCAGATGGATATGAAGGAAATCCCGATGTTTACAGTGTAGTAAATGGAATCACAATGGCTTGTGCATCAGTTCCACCAATTGTTCACATTGTCAAGAATGTAGAAAAGGCAGAGAAGTACAGAAGAATAAAGCACAACCAAAGAAATGGCACAACAAAGAATCAGGTTGATCAGCTTCTTGAATTAAAAGAACAGGCATTTGAAGAAGTCAGTGATCATTCAGATCCATTGTACAAGATGATTCATCAACCAAATCCATTGCAATCGTATCCTGAATGGTATGAAAACATGAAAGGATTTCAGTTGATCACAGGAAATTCATACACACATTTTGTTTTGTTAGGTGATGGAAGTGTTGGTGAAATGTGGGTGATGCCTTCACAGTTCACAAGAATTGTTGCTGATCCATCATATGAAACACTTGTCAAAGGATATGTGATTGATATGTATGGTCATCAAGGTGATATGCTTCCTGAAGACACTGTCATGCATTGGAAGTATTGGAATCCTGACTACAATTCAGTCGGATCACACTTGTATGGTATGTCACCATTGAAGTCTGCAAGAAGATCAATCAGACTTGGGAATGATGGGGACAAGGCACTTTCAAAAGCATTCAAGAATGGTGGTGCATCAGGTGTTGTTTATCCTGATGATCCTGACATGGAACAACTGACACCAATGCAAAGATCACAGTTGCAAAACTTTCTTCGAGAAATGGGTACACCTGATAATTACAAAGCATGGTTGGTTTCATCAGTCAAACTTGGCTTTCAGCAATTTGGCATTCCACCTGTGGATCTTGAAATCCTTGAAGCAGGTAAAATGTCACAAAGGGACATATGCAATGTGTACAACTATCCTTCAGAACTGTTAAACGATCCCGATAATAAAACTAATGCAAACAAAGAGCAGTCAAGAAAACAGTTGTACCTTGATAATGTGATCCCAACACTGACAAGGGACTATGGTGAATTGAACAGAACACTTGTTCCAATGTTTGAGAAGGCAACAGGAAAGAAATACCATTTGGACTTTGATGTGCAAGCAATTGATGCACTGAACCAAGACAATGCAGACAAAGTTGGATGGTTGGACAAGGCATGGTGGTTGACTGCTGATGAGAAAAGAACAGAAATGGGATTTGAACCAACAGGTGACAATGCAAGATATATTCCAATGAATCTTGTTCCTGATCAGGGTTCTGATGAAATAGAAGACAACACAATGCCATGACAGAATATAGATATTTCACACAAAAAGATTTTGACAACTGCAATCCACCATGCAACATGAAGGATCTTCAAGATTTTTTCATCAAAAAGTTGGACATTGCAAGACAAGTTGCGAAAGTTCCATTTGTTTTGACAAGTGCATACAGATCTGAAGCATGGGAAAAAGAACAGGGAAGAGATGGAACATCTTCACACACAAAAGGTATTGCAGTTGACATCAAGTGTTCTTCATCACACGACAGATTCAGAATTTTCAATGGACTTATTTCAGTAGGATTCAACAGGATTGGGATTGGTAGAAATTTTATTCATGTTGACCTTGACAAAGACAAACCTTCATCAGTAGCTTGGACATATTATGAATGACAAAGAATTAAACGATTTAAAATTTAAAGTGAACAACCTTGAAGCCATGATCGAATTGCTTGCCAAAGATATTCAAGACATAAAAGAAGCACTTCTTGGAAATGAATTTGGACAGGAAGGTCTTGTCAAGAAAGTCACCAACAATGAAAAACAAATTGCAGAATTGGTAAAATTCAAACAGAAAATCATTGCATGGGCAACAGGTGCAGGTCTTGGTTCAAGTGCTTTGTTCAATGCGATATCGGAGATGATGAAATGAAAAACAAAAAGAAGTTCAAAGAAACAAAACTTTTTGCCTTTCTTGAAGGTGCAGTTTCAGGTGAAAACAAAGTTGGTCAAGCAATTCATGGTGTCCTTGACATTCTTCCAATACCGAATCAACCAATTGGAAAGCTATTGAAAGCAGTTCTTCTTGGTGACAAAAGTGTTGTTGTTGAAAAACTGCATGAAGTGCTGACAGTCAGAAATGTTGTTGCAATACTTTTGACAGTTGCATACATAGGTGGAATTGTTACACCTGAAGATGTGAAGAATTTTGTTGAAGTATTGAATCAGGTTTTGCAGGATCTCTCTTGAAGTAGAAACATTCCGTACTTAGTTAATTGGCAAGGTGTGTGAAAATGTCTTGCCTTTTTTATCATGCCGATACCATCACCAAATACAGGGGAAAGCAGAAGCAACTTCATTGGAAGATGTGTGTCTTTCCTTGTCAATGAAGGCAGATCAGATGAACAGGCACTTGCCATTTGTATTCAGGAATATGAAGATGCAAACAAGGCAGAAGAAGCAAAGAAGGCAAGGATTTGGAAAGCCTTTGACAATAAAAGAAAAGCATTTGAATCATATGCAACTGATGTCTTTCACAAGGGTTTGAAGAAATCCATTCAACCATATTTGGATGAAATGATCAGGACACAGTCTTTTGATGTGGACATTGATCTGATGTACA